TGCACCATCGGCATGTTCTGCATCAACTACAATATAAGTTGCAGTGATTATATCACCGTCTAGTAATTCATTTCCTAATACACCATCACCAAAATAGATTTCTAAATATCCTTCTTCGTTCTCTTGTGTATAATATACTTTAGATGTTGTTGAGATTGTAGAAATATCTGTAGACAATGCATAAGTTTCTGAAACACCACCTGAGTTGACTACTACTGATAATTTACTTCTATCAACTCTTTCATTCGATAAAACAAACTTTGAGTTTTTAATCTGTCTGTCATAGACAAAAGAATCGACCATATATGCTCCTTGTGATATCTCAACATTTGAATAATTAAAGGTCGTAGAATTCTGAGTAGGTTTGTTTGTATCTGTAGTCACAAAGTCATATGATACACCATCAAAAACTGTCTGAAAAACATGTCCTCTAGGAATAGTCATTTCTGATAAAGTTGGGAAAGTTCCGTCTGCATTCACAACATTGTTAAGTGCAATATCTAAGAGAGCAGATGATGCTTTTTCAGATGCAGGTGTAAAACCTAAATCCTTGGCACGAGATACTACATTCTTTCTAATTTGGGCAGAATCTAAGAAGAGTTCTGACGCTGCAATATTAGTATTGACTGCACCAATATGTGATGAGTATGCAAGTAAGTCAATCAATGTTGACATTGTTGAACCTTCGAAGTTATAATCTTTTAATTTATCTTGTCCTTTAAGATATGCTTTTAGATTATCTGAGATTGCATCGAAATCTAATTCTGTAATGTTTATTTGTGAACTCTTTGTTGCCATTATCTTGCCCTTTTAAGTGTCATGTTGACTTCTTGATTCGGCATACCATTCAAAATTGTATAATTTATTGTGATATGCAAATCATTATTTCTTTTTATTGTGAATTGAGGTATTACATTTGAAACTCTTGGTTCAAAATCCTCAATAACTTCTTTAATTTTCATTTGTGCAGTTTTGACTCTTCTTTCAGTGTTAAGTGCAAACAATAAGTCTCTCATTCCACCAGCAAGAGCAGGTTTGAATGGTCTTTCATAGTAATTCGTCAACATGATATTCTTAATTGACTGTTTGATTGCATCTGAGTCTTTCTTAATTGTTAAATCACCTGTTATAGGGTGTGCAGTAAAGTTCATGTCTAAATCTGCATAAACTTCCTTCGATGCTACATTCTTTCCTTGTGATTTTAAATCTGCCATATATCTATTTATACTCCCTATTTACCTTTCACTGAAGTATATTTACCTGCACTTGAACCACCTTTGATAGTTGTTTCATGTTTGTGGGTTGCAAGTGTTATTCCATTTCCAGCATCAGTTGATATATCACCAACTGCATCAATTGTGGAGTCATTTGTCTGAGCACCAGTGACATGAACTGTACCGTCAACTTTCAAGTTAGTGGTCATTGTTGTTTCAGGAGATGTAAAGGTAGTATTACCAACAACATCTGCATTTAATGTTCCTTGAATTTGTGCATCAACATTTCCTTTCAATACATTCATATTAACATTACCTGTATCAACTGTTATATTAACATTGCCGTGACCAACTTGTAAGTCTGCATTACCGGCAATATACACTTTGTCGTCTTTAAGTATTGCAGTGTAATTGTTGTTTACAATTCTGGTGACTTCTGAACCGTCTGCATGAATCTCATGGAATGTTCCTGACCTATGATGAACATTTATTCTTTCTGCTTTTGGTGTGTCATCAATTTCTAAAACATGTCCTGCCTCGGTTTGCAAAACCTTATTGTAAGGATATACAGGTTTTGCTTGGACATCCACAAAGTCTCCTAAAATCTTTTGTGTTGATGTGTGAAGCATGCCACCGTTAATTGCATGGTCTAAAACTCCACCTCTTGCAATAGAAGATAAATCTGATTCGTCTGTATATAAAGGATAGTAAGGCAACATATCTGCAGTCACCTCTAATTCTGTTATAGTAGAACCTGTATTATCATAATTGATTGAAAGTTCTTTTGGTGTTTTTGGTGCAGTGTCTATTGCAGTTGATAAACCATGTGAACGATTTGGTGCTTGTTCAGGATTCGGTCCGTCTGGAGTATCTTTATACTCATCAACAGTTAATCTTCTAGGGTCATTGAATCCTTTTTCAATATTTCTGTTTAGTAATTCATCTTTAGTTGTTTCTTTATAACCTTTCTGAGGAATACCAGCAGAGACATGTGTTATAACAGGGTCTTGCTTAGTTTCACCATCTCTGAAGAATCCAAATACTGTAGAACCCTCTACAAGTCCATGTTGAGTTCCTATTCCAGACAATCCTGCTGAAGTTGTTGGTAATAACACCTGTGCCCACGGCAGGTCAGGTGTTGCAATGAATTGTTTATTTTCTGAATGAATTCCATGTATTCTTACACGAACTCTTCCGACCATCAATGGGTCGTTTCTGTCTTCAACTATTCCATAAAATGTTATCATATTTCTCTCGGTCTTGCAGTGTTATCTAATGGTGTGACATTTTCTACTTTGTCCATGTAAGATTCTTTTACACATTCCATTGTCAATGTTCCACCTAATTGTGATGGACTACCAACTAACTTCAAATCAGTTATAAGATATCTATCATCGTTTAATTTATCTGCTGTGTCTTGTTCTGAAGTTGGTTCAGCAGAAGGAAGTGATAATTGAATAATTTGACCTGCATTCATATCAGTTCTAAAAGGAACTGTCACAACAATTCTATGTTGAGACAAGATTTCCATAAGTGCAATTCTTTCCAGTGTCGCATTGTCTCTATTTTCCTTTCCTCTGAAAAGTTCTTGAGCAGTCAAATCCTTATTGTCATCATATGAGTGTCTCATATCAGTTGCTTCAATGAAAAACGCGTTAAAATGCTGGTTTGGAGGTAAGTCAACATCTATCTCTGAATATTGTGGTGATTCTCCTTCACCTACAGAGTTTTCGACTGTAAATGTGTATTCATATTCACCAATATGAATCATTGGGTGACCAGATAAGTGTTTACCTCTCTTAAATGTCTCTTCTATGTCATAAACTTCTTCTGATTCTAATTTACGAATAGGGTCATAGACTTTCATATGAGATGCATAAGCACCTGCTAAAGTTCCTTTTAATGTATCAAACATTTGGGGTTTTCTATAACTAAGAATCTGACTATTTAAACCACCAGGAGCATTCAAGTCCATATCTTCAGTATTTGTCGAGTTTCTAGGTTTCATACTGAATGAAACAGGAAATTCTTGTGCAAACATCTCATCAATAGACTTAAATCTAAATCCACCATTTAATGTCTGAAAGAAGAACATACTGTTTCTGTAATTTGTATCACCACCCACATTTGCCTCTTTGACACAATAGTCTATGATGTTATTTACAGTCCAATTGGGAACTATAAATTGAAAATTGTCTGGTTTGGTTTCTTCCCAATGGTCGAACTCTTCCATAGGAATCTTTGCTTCATTTACAAGAACATTTTCTAACATGTCATCATAAGAACCTCTCAATGTTCTACTCAATCGTGTTCTTCTTAGGTTAAAGATTCTTGGTTCACATAGACTCAATAAATATGACTGGATTTTTTCTGTTGGTCTTGTTATTCTATCTGCCTTGAACACTCTAAAGGTCTTATCGATACTATAAAGTTTACCTGCGGTATCTCCTATTCCTTCTTTTTGTTTTACTGATATACGAATGAATTCTTGTCCTGTAAAACGATAGTTTTTTAACAAGTTAAGACCGTCAACAATACCAACAACTCCTGATACAAACTTTCTATGAATACTTTCACTCATAGTAAACTCACCAACAATTCCTGAGATATCTAAAGTTTCACCAAATTGGTTAACTAGTGCTAGAGATTCTACTAAGAATTCTCCTTGTTTTAGAGGTGCTCTACTCATTATGCTGACATTACTTTTTCAAATTCTGATACGACTCTTCTTATATACTCAGGTCTTATAACTTTTATCTTTCGTCTCTCTTCGTTTACATCAAAATCATGTTTATAATAAGATACTGGTGTGAAACCTGTTGCAGTAGTATTTCTTTTAAGTCCCTCTGAATTAACATAGTGGTCAATACCATCTGGACCTAAAACTACAGAACTTACAGTAAAGGATTTACCACTCACTTTACCTGTGACTACATCATTTGCATTCCAATTTCCACCTGCAACACCAATTCTATTGAATGACGGTTGAACTGAGATGACATTTCCTTTTTCCAGAGATGATTCAATAATCTCACCTAATAGAAACTTATTTGTTGAAGATACTATGTCTGAAGAATTTGATGCAATCAACCAATACTCAGGATACATACTCTTTAAATGATTTTCAAATGTAGTTTGGTCTTTGTACCATTGATAATAGTTATCCATATCATTGACTAAGAAAAAAGTCCAATGTAAATCACTGTCACCATAAAGTCTATCTGCAACAACATCTGGTCTTTCACCGTCTTGTATTTCATAGTATGTGTATGAGATTACACTGTTAACAGAATCTTGTTCAACCATAGACTTTCTAAAGAAGTCTTTTATGGTTACAATTTTACCTGTTGATAAAGTGTATTGTATTTCTGGAAAATTTTTAAATAATTGATTTGACATATTCTACCTTATGGGTTTTTCTTCTTCTTTTCTGATTCTTTTAATGCTGCTTCACCCGCTGCACCTGCTTTCAGGTTTTTATCTCTCACATCTGCGTCTTTTGCATTTTCATCAATAATACTAGGCATACCTGCAAAACCCTCCTTACCTAAAGGAGATATCTCTTGATAAGACTCTTGTGTAAGTATTTTAAGTTCTTTAAATCCTAAATCCATTTTAACAGACATTGGTTGACCTTTTTCATAGAAAGTCATAGATGATGAATCTCCTTCATATGTGACTTTACAAGATTCTAAAACCATCGGAAGATAACCATCAACTCTATCTTTAATAGGTCCTTCTAACTCTGCTTTCCATGTATTGGGATAGTTAAAGAATCCTTCTGCATCTGATGACCCAGCACCTAATGCCGGATATGTATCAGGTAACATTGCAGTCTTAAAGTAATAAATGATGCTGTTTATTTCATCTGCTTCTTCTTGTGAACTTGGTGACATAGTATATGAAAACGATAATGTTCTAAAATCGACACCTTCTAATGCCATTTCTTGCATAGGGTTGACTGCCTTACCTTGCATGATAAACATTGCATTACCAGTCATACTATTTAAAAGTTTTGACGCTGCTTGTGATAGACCTTGAACCATACCTGAAATAACTCCACCACCACCTTGTTGAACTCCTCTTGCAAGTGAACCAACATCTTTTCCTTGATACCTAACACTTGCTTCTTGTTCTAGTGTTAAAGGAATGTGTAATGCAATTTCTACTTGACTTTCTGCATCATTCATAAGAGATTTTCTATTATTATCTGCATCCATAACCATACCATCTGATTCTCTTCTTTGTCTATTGATTCTTGCACGACTTCTAAACACGATATAATTTGAATGTAAATCTCCTAAAGGATATTGCAGTTCAATGAAGTTTTTCTCTGGTGACCTTTTTGCCTTGTTCTTTGAGGTGTTATTTGCATCTAAAGACTTCTCTAAAGATGATTTTCTTTTTTCTAAAGTCTGTTTTGCA